GTAAAAGTCCTCGTCACCACTTTCAATCAGTTTTTTATGTCACGATCCACTTTTCGCACGCCTTCGCCAAAGCCCGCCAGCTTCAAAGCGTGGCCGCTGATCGCCGCAATCTCGCCAGGACGGAACAAGATACCCACGATGTCTGTCGGTTCGACGCAGCCGAATTCCTTTTGAAGTTGCGCGTCTTTCAGATCCGGTTGGACCACACAGTGATAGACGATATACGGGTCGGCCATCTGGCTGCGCGAGTCGTCCTGCGCCATCGTCAACGCCTCAATCGCTATTGAGCGATCCGGCTCCTGAATCGTGATCTCTCCGTCCAGTGACTCGATGTACAGGTTGGCCGTTCGGCGTTTTCCTCGCTTCAATTTTTCTTTCTCTGAGAGCAGATCTGCAATGGTCAACTGTTTCCCCACTGCCGGATACCTCCTATTTAACAGAAATGGTGTCAAGCATGTTATAATCACTGAACGCAAACGGTACCTCTTCGCTCCCCAACGTTTTTTGCTCGTACTTCAGGAGGAAGAATTCACCGATTGTGACATCATAGAGCGCGACCCGTTCCGCTCCATGAGCATCCGGGTCTGCCAGCTTTCCAACGATCTCAAAACGAGGATACTCACCTTTTCGTACAGCGTCAGCCAGCTTTTGTTGTACTCGGGAGTATACCTTTTTGATCGTCATGGACCCCTCGCCAGTCCAGCCTACAGCTTTTTTATAGGTGGCTGCCTCACCGGCAAAGTTGACATCTTCGTAATTGATCGTTACTTTTGCCTCAAAGCTGTCCACTTCGGCCCACAGTTCTCCGTCTACCCACACACGGCCATATGTTCCGTTGATGACTTTTCTTACATCGGGTTTTGCCATCTTCTATTCACCGCCTTATACATAAATCTTCATTTGCAGGTCTTCGATTGCGTCCAAAAACTTGAGACGTCCGGCCAGGAACACTTTTGCTTGGAACGTGTTCTCCTTCACCTTCTGATCGTCCCAATTGCTCGTGTCCGTACCAATCGCTTCCCAGGCCAGGCGCTGTGCCTCCACGTCCACGCCCACCGTGTTATCTGCAGTCGGGTCCAACACGTCCCCTTCCAGGCTCCGCAGGTACGCATTGATGGCAGTGATGAGCAGAACCTGGTTGTCGTAGCTGTTAATGATCTTTCCTGCATACTCGTCATGGAACGTCCGAATGATGTCCTCTTTTACCAGATCATGTCCTTCGATGATCTTGATCTTTTTCCAATCTGCGCCCTTTTGCGTTGTTGTCGTAGTAAGGCTGTTCACGCCGCGGGCGATCTTGACTTTTTCGCCGTCGTTGATCAGGATGAGTTTTCCTGCATCGATGTCGGCATCCGGATCAGAACTCTCTTGGATTGCTTCAACCTCTGGCAGCACATAGTAGGTTGCGCTGCGGTTCAGCGGTAATCCAGCGAGAATACCCGCAATCCGGGCTGTATATTCAGATGCCGAGAAAGGATTGTCAATGCCTTTTACTTTGATGCCCTCAGTCGCAAAGTTGATGATCCCTTCATGGTCGGCTGCCACATTTGGCAACACTGCTTTATAGGTTTTCTTCTGAGTGTCCCGCCAGGTTTTAATCTGGGAGACGATGTCCGCAACATCTCCTTGTTGAATCCCTGGAACGGCTAGGTAATTCCACCGTTTGCTCCCCAATCGGGCAAGCGCATCGTTGTAATTTGCGGCGGTTGTGTCGATTCTCTCCACAATCACCTTCGACGGTGTACCAAGAAAAGCATCCTGGATATACTGCAGGTTTGGCGAGGACCAATCGCTTGATTGGACTTCAGACACAGCTTTGTACTCTTTTGTATCAAAGCTCCCCGTATCGTCCTTGAGGATTAGCGCCACAATGCCGCGCTGGCTTCTCTGAATTGCCGACACGGCCAACGATGAAAAAATAATCGAAATCTCAGGCAGACCCATGCCGCCACCTCCCAAAACTTATCCATGATTTTGTCGAACACTTTCACCAGATTGGCACTTCCCAATCTCGTGATTTCACTTCAAAGTCAGCGATCAAAACAACAATTCCCGCATCTTTTCCGTATTCACACCGGCGTCAGGATCAACCGCGGCGTCGTCGTAATACGAAAAGTCGAAGTCGTAGTGCAGTACCTTGTCGATCACTTCGGCTGTAGCACCGGAGATCGTGATCGTTCGATCGCCGACCGTAAAGGACAACGCGAACAAATTGTGGAGCCGATCCATGACATCGTAGACTTCTTCCCTGTAATTGGACAGATTGGCAGGAAAGAATCGGATACGGCAGGTCATATCCCGAAGAATGCTGTACGGGAACGCTTCCACCCGGTTCGTTTCCAGAGACACGAAAAAAGAAGGGCGGTTAATCCCTTCTTCTGAGTCGCTGCTTAGGATCGGTATGTTCGAAAACTCTGCCTTGATCTTGTCATTGATCGCATTCATGATCTGCATGCGCGTCAGCATATCACTGTCTCTCCCTACCCATCAACTGCAACGTCAGCTTTTCATCACCTCCCCTGGAAAGCTTTACATTGACTTCCGATGTCGATGTCCGGAACTCCAAGCAAGCGACGGCCATCGACGTTCAGCTCCAGCGTGTCGCTCCTTTCTTTGACGCCGGACATGTACGAGGCAAACTTCGCAAGCTTCATAAGCTTCACATCCTCACCTCCTTTCAAAGCCCCATGCGCTTACTGGCATTCGTATCATCCTGGCAGGAAAACAAAAAACCACCCGAGAAATCGAGTGGTTTTCTTATTATCCGATGATATTATTTTATCACCTGACAGGAACAATCGTTCCTCATTATTCGCTCAATTTCCTCTCAAATCTGTGTCACATTCATAGACCTCTAACTTCAATGCAAACGCCAGCTTGAAAAATGCTCTGCCTCTGATCCTATAGTAAGTGGACTGCGACATACCAAGTTCCATGTATACCTCTATGTCAGTCATATCCTCGTCCCCGAACCACCTCTTCAAAATCAGTTCACGTTCTCTCTTTCCCAACCTCGTCACAGCAGTAATCACACGCTGCACATACTCTTTGCGCTTTAACTCTATGTCAACATTTTTGATCGCCACGTTTTCCGTGCTGCTGTGGAACTGGTTTGTCTGAGTTGGGGGAACCAAGGAGTAACCAGTCGTTGTACCTACCTCTACACCAGGATGAAATCCCATCCTGATGAAGTCGCGTGCTAAATCCAATGCCTCTTTTACTCTTCTCTCTGTGGCTGGACGATCAATCTTCGGCAGTAATTGCTGCGCGCTCATCTTTCATTCCCCCTCGCTGATTTTTCTGTCCGGTCAATTCAGCCCGGACAGCAGTGACCTCGACGTCTTCGCAGATCTCTACCATGTTCTACGCTCCTTTTCGAAACACGCCAAACGAACCTGTCTGCCGATAAACGGTGACCATTTCAGCAGGAGTGTCCCTTCGACAAATCAGTTGGCTTGGACTAAGCTTGTGCTGCTCGATTACTTATTCCGGGCTTGTGTTAGGCGTCCTGCGCTTTCCAGCCTGGCATCCAGGCTTCCACGCAGCGGAGTACCTGCTGCAGTTCGGACCGGCGTACATCCCGATAGCTGGGTACTCCGAAACGATCTTTAATCTCCCGATACAGCTGGCGGAACAATGCACGCCGCCGCTGTGGATCGCTCTCCACCTCGTAGACCCTGCGAGCAACCGCCTGCTGCAACATGCGCTGCTCTCCGTAGTCGATGGTGATTTGTTCGTCGACCTTCTGTTCCAGCTCCAGCAGCTTTTGGCTGTGGGTTTGGGTGACGGATTTCACCTCCTCCATCTCCTCCGCCAATTCTGCCGTCAGCTTGAGGGATTGAATCAGCGCCTGGCGTTCGCTGAGGGGGACGGCTTTACTTTGATCGACAGCGTATTCGCCAGTCTTCCTGATCGCCGGTATTACCTCGTGAGTAATCCAGCGCTTGAAGGATTTTGCCTCTTGCTTGCTGCTGGACAAGATGAGTGAGTACAGGCCCGGCTCGTTCACCAGCCATACCTCCCTGTTTTGACCTGATTCAATCATCGTTTGGATCAGCTTCTCATCGTCATCCAGCTGCCGAATTGCCGTACCGGTATCACGGTTATCCAGCACCTCGCACACATCACGAGCCACGAACCAGGGCTCCCCATCCCGCAGAACAACTCGCACCTGCTTGTCTTGAAAACGGAATACGCTTTGAAGTACGTGCATGCTTTTTCCTCCTTCCTCACTCCCTGATGCCCGCATCTCGCCTCTGCACCGCCGCCGGCCTAACTCCCTGCCTTCTTTGAACGATGCAAGTCACGAAGCATCTCAGCCAATTCTGGGTCATCCGCCACTGTGCGCGGTTCTCGTGGCTGCATCGTCACCCCAAGCCTTTCTTGCTCTTGCTGCCACTGAATGGACGCGGGCAGCTTGTCCATGAGCACGACGTTCCCGCGATAACCACGCAATCGCGAACGTCTCTTTCCCTCATGTTCACGAAGCACTTGAACGGTGTGAATCTTCTCCGCATGCCAATTCCGGAGAATTTCAATTGCATACGCGACGCTTTTCATCTCCGAACGCTTTAGGGCTTCGCGTATCAACTCCGGCTCCATAATGCCGACGAAGGCTTCCAACGCATCGATGTCCCACACGCCCCTACACTTGATATTCAACTCGTTGATCATCGGGAGAAAATTTTCGCGTACCGGTATTTCAAGAGAGAAATTTGTCTTTCGTTTCGTTTTGTTTTGTTTATATAAAGCCTCATGGTTTACCTCACGTTTTTCCGCAAGGTTTGCCTCATGAAGCACCTCACGATCTGCCGCAATTTTTGAGGCATGGTCATCGCTTTCCTCGTGATTCACCTCATTTTTTGCGGTAAGATTAGGAGCCGAGAACGGAATGATCCGGTACTTGCCGGCCTTCTGTTTCCCCTGTGAACGGTACTCAATCCTCCCCTTCTGAACGAGGGTGTTTCGGTGCTTCGCCAGGGTGTTTTCTGTAACGCTGAGTTTCGCCTGCAGGGTTAGATTGGATACCGCAAACCACTCTGGCCAACCACTCTTATTTGCGATCGCCATTAGGTGAAACCACAAAGTTTGTGCAGTTGCTTCCAATGGGTTTGTTTCGAGCCAATCTATGAAGGCGTTCAGCTCTCGTATGTAGTTCATCCCCTCACCTCACCCTCTACACTGGTTGGTGGAAAGCCGCTTGGCAGCCGGCATCCGTTTATTTGCTGTTGTCAGTCCATAGTTTCGTTAATGCGATGGAAACTGCCATGATATCCCTCCTCTTGATTTACAAGGGACGATAAGCTACGATTAAAGTGATTCCCAATCGTGCATATATGACCGAGACTCAGCGTGGCCGCGCTGGGTCTTTTGCCTTTATTGCAGCCTGAACGTCATGCAAGTTGTCCCTCCTTTCCGCTTAGTCACGAGGCCGCTGCCGGCCCAACCTACACCGGCAGCCGTTACGGCTCCGCTGGCCGCCCCCGGATTGACCTCGTTTCTGGCGGAGGTATCGACCTCCGTGGAAGCATCGACCGATGGGAAAACTGCTGCACAGACTCTTTGTCAATGCTCCCACGCAGGCCGAAGCCCGCGTCATTTCAACAGGCGTCTGGCCTGTTCTCTTACCCCGTCAACAAACTCCTCAGGCGCCATCGTCGCTTTCATGTCCACCAGGTACTCCAGTTCCTCAATTACGTCCCGGACCGTCCACTCCAGACCGTCCCGGTCATCGTCGAACGCGATTGGCTGCAGCAGACGCTGTCTGGCAGGCTCGGTTTGCTCAACGTATTGCGGGAAATCAAGCAGTTTCTCGGGCATTCCGTAGGTCGTTCATGCCGTTTCCTCCTTTCTCAAATCGCGCGGTTTTGCTTCAGCCGTTTCTCGACAGTTTGCACGGAAGTCATGCCTCCATATCTACTTGTATTTCCGACATTTTCAGCACGTTTAAGTCTAGATCCAGATAAACGGCTATCTTGGTAAGCGTCTCGACGCTGGGCACGTATCTCCCGTTCTCGATGTCCGAGATATAGTTGCGAGATAACTTGGTGGCGGATGAAACTTGGCTCTGTTTGATATTCCTTTCCCTGCGCCGGTTTTTTATCACCAGGCCCAACGCTTTTCGGTCTAGCATCCGAATCACCTCCACGTTTCAAATGTATTGTATTTCCGTCACAGAGTAAAATAGCATTTTTGGCAAAATATGAGCAAATGAAAAGAATATCTCGATATAACTTGTCCTTCCGTCATTTTACTTGTATTTCCGTCACTTATCAACTTGTATATCCGACATTTCCGACATATAATAGTCATGAAAGTCGGATATACCGACCAAAAAGGAGTGTTGTGATATGTCGCTCGGGGCAAATATTAAGAGGTTTCGGAAACTTAGAGGCTTTACACAGGAAATGTTAGCCAGGAAAGCAAACATGTCCCGTTCTTACCTGGCTGATGTTGAGCGTGATCGTTACAATCCCAGCGTGGATACATTGAAAGCCATCGCGGGAGCGCTTAACGTCGGCGTAAATGATTTGATCGACGCATTGGACGAGCCTGTGAACAATCCTGTTCCCGGCCAACTCACACCAAAAGAAGAACGAGATATCGCCAAGGATCTGGAGCGTATCATGGAGAACCTGGAAAGCGACAATGCCCTGGCATTCCACGGTGAGCCACTAGATGAGGAGACAAAGCGACTGTTGCAAATATCACTCGAAAACTCCCTGCGACTAGCGAAAGAGCTCGCGAAGAAAAAGTTCAGCCCTCACAAATACAAGAAGTAGCGGCCAGAGGATGGGGATCGTTGCATGCGAAAACCAGTTAAGCAAATCGTTTCAGAATTGATCAATAAACACGGAACCAACGACCCCTTTGAAATCGCAGCTCAGAAAAATATAGTGGTTCTGTTCGAGGAACTTGGCAGTATTTATGGCTATTTCAATGTGTACAAGCGCATACCCATGATCCATATTAATTGTGATCTGAATGAATCTGATCAACTTTTTACCTGCGCTCATGAATTAGGTCACAGCGTGATGCACACGGACGTAAACACCCCTTTCCTAAAAAAGAACACACTCTTTTCCGTGGAACGGATCGAGCGTGAAGCAAACGAATTCGCCGTCGAATTGTTGATGCCTGACTGTGTGCTTTATGAATATCGAAGCACCGGCATGACCATACATGAAGCGGCTGCCATCTATGGTGTTCCACGTGAGATTGCGCATCTTAAGAAACTGTGACAGGTTTCCCCCGTTTCAGGGCATGATTTCGCCCCAAAACCGAACATACGTTCTTGCGAAAACAACATGGCAAGTGTCAATAACGCGGTGAGAACAATTTCCTACTCGTCGTCGAAGCAGGTTGATGCACCTGGAAAGCGGATCAGGCACACCACCCCCGCTTTCCCCCCTCAACATTCCCTTTCCAAAAAGCAAAAAACCCTTGATTTCTCAAGGGTTTCATATGGAGCGGGTGATGGGAATCGAACCC